TGGGACGGTTTCTTTTTATTCAATAATAATTTTGAATACATCGAACAAATTACAGATTACATAAATGAACTATTAGACGCACAAGAAAAAGGTGAGTTAGATTATTCACTTTGTATAATGTGGGATTCAGTTGGATCAGTTCCATGTAAAATGACTTATGAGGGCCGAGGTGGAAAACAACACAATGCAGCTGCATTAGCCGACAAAATTGGCATGGGTATTAATCAAAGAATTTCAGGATCTCGTAAATCAGATGCTAAACACGAAAATACTTTGATTGTGGTCAACCAACCATGGGTGGAGTTACCCGATAATCCTTTTGGTCAACCAAAAATTAAGGCAAAAGGAGGGGAGGCTATTTGGTTGAATTCCTCTTTGGTGTTCTTATTTGGTAATCAAAAAGGTGCTGGAACAACAAAAATTACGGCAACAAAAGATAAAAGAACTATTAAATTTGCATCAAGAACAAAAGTATCAGTTATGAAAAATCACATTAATGGTCTTGGATATGATGATGGGAAAATAATTGTCACACCACATGGTTTTATTGCGGGTAAAGATAGTGCAGAGGAAAAAACAAATATTGAAAAGTATAAAAAAGAATATGCCGACTACTGGAAAGATATTATAGGTGTTGATGGTGATTTTGATTTAAAGGAAGAAAAAGAAGAAATTTAATTATAAATTATAATAATTCCACTTTTATAGATATTTATTAGTATATGGGAAGAAAAAAAATTGAAGATCATGAAAAAAAAGTAAAAATTGGTGTATCTGTTGATCCTGATTTACCAAAATACTTTAAAGACAGATCAATAAATATTTCTTCACTTATTAATAAATTATTAAAAGACTACGTAAAAAATGGAAACAAAAATTTGTAGTAAATGTAATCTTGAACAAAACAAAACAGAGTTTCGGTATGATAGAACGAAGAAAGATGGATTAAAATCTAGTTGTAAAACATGTTCAAAACAATATGAAAAAAGGAAACAAAATTGTTGAACCATTTAATGGTATAATAAATGAATAAGACATTACTTGTCGATGGAAATAATTTATTAAAGATTGGATTTCATGGTGTTAGAGAGTTCTATCATAATGGAAAACATGTTGGTGGAGTTTGGCACTTTTTGAATACTCTTCGTAAATTTTTAGAAGAACACAACTATAACAAAGTTGTGGTTCTTTGGGACTCTAAAACTTCATCGTCTCAGAGAAGGTTGATTTATCCCAAGTACAAATTAAATCGTAAACCTTCAGAAACTGAATCAAAAGAAGAATCTTTTTTAGAACAAAAACAAAGGGTAAAACAATACCTGGAGGAGATGTTTGTAAGACAAGTGGAGACAGAACACGCAGAAGCCGATGACTTAATTGCTCATTACTGTAAAGTGTCAGCAGACGAAGAAAAAACGGTATTCTCAAGTGATAGAGATTTAACTCAAATAATTGGGGAAAAAGTATCCATTTATTCACCATCCACAAAACAATATTATAGAAATGGGGATAAAATAAAACTTCATGATATTGAAGTTCCCCATTATAATATTAAAACCGTCAAAATTTTAACCGGTGATAGTTCCGATAATATCGATGGGATTTTTTATCTAGGTGAAAAAACATTAATCAAACTATTTCCTGAGCTCCTTGATGAAAAGGTAGAATTGTCCTATATTTTACAAAAAAGTGAAAGTCTTTTAAAAAAAGACAAAGGAAATACCGTAATTCAAAACTTATTAAGTGGTAAGACAAAAGAAGGTATTTTTGGTGATGAATTTTATGTCATAAACCAAAAACTTGTAGATTTGGATAATCCACTTTTAAATGATGATGAAAAAGAATTAGTTGAACAGTATTACTCTGAATCGTTGGATCCCGATGGAAGAGGACATAGAAATCTAATTCGAATGATGATGGAAGACGGATTTTTCAAATTTCTTCCAAAAGGAGATGAAGCATGGGTTAATTTCTTGAAACCCTTTTTAAAACTAACAAGAAAAGAAAAAACAAATTTTAGAAACAAACAAAGAAAAAAGTAAATTATGAGAGAACAAGAAACAACAAAAGTGGAGTTTTTGTTAATGTGTAATGAAAACATCGTGGTACAACGATATTTCAATGTGAAAGGATTTAATAAAAATTCTATTCAATCTGAAGAACTTTATAATTACATTCGACAATTTTGTAACGAATTACAGTATGATCTCAAAATGAGAACTGTGGTTTACATGATTGACAATCAGTATGAAATTAGCGAGAATCCAGAGGTACTAAACACGTCAAATACTGAGGGTCAAGAAAATTTTATGCTATTTATTAAGACTGCAGATATGACAATATGTCAGAGAATGTTCGACGCCAAACTATACCCGCCAAAGGTCAGATATACCGTAGACCTACGCCCACGACTGAAAAAGGTATTAGGTGAGTTGACTGACATTTTTTCAGGTAAAAAATTTAATTATTTTAAACCAAATTTTATCTAAAGTTAGTACTATTTATCAATACTATAAGATAAAAAAACTATGGCGACGAACAAAAATTTTGACTATTTAGGGAACAACTTCCAGATTCAATTACTCAATCAAATCATTTTAGATAAAGAGTTTTCCAGATCGATTCTTGATGTTATCGAAACTAATTATTTCGAGAATAAATATTTTAGAATCATCATTCAAATGATTAAGGAATACTATGTGAAATACGATCACACACCATCTTTTGAAACACTTGAACAAGTTGCAAAATCCGAATTACAACAAGAATTTGCGGTCAAGGTTGTACTTGATACTATTAAGAAAATCAAGGATGCACCTAGCGACGGCTCGGATTTTGTACAAGAAAAGGCATTAAAATTCTGTAAACAACAAGAACTACAGAAGGTAATGATACAAGCACAAAAAATCATCGATGGAGGTGAGTTTGAAAACTATGACACATTAGAAGAATTAGTTAGACATGCACTTCTTGTGGGTAATAAAGATACGTCTATGATGGACGTATTTTCCAACCTAGATCAAGTGTTAGAGGAAGACTACAGACACCCAATTCCAATTGGAATACCGGGAATTGACAGATTACTAAAAGGTGGTTTAGCGAAAGGTGAAATTGGGGTTATACTAGCACCAACAGGTGTTGGTAAATCAACAGTACTCACCAAGATCTCAAACCACGCATTTAACCTAGGATTTAACGTACTTCAAGTGTTTTTTGAGGATAACCCAAAGGTAATTCAAAGAAAACATTTTACATTATGGACCAAAATTCACCCTGACGAATTGTCAGAAAAAAAAGAAGAAGTAATGAGTAAAGTACAAGAAATCAAAACCACAATGCCAAATGAATTGATTTTGAAAAAATTACCATCAGATACAAAAACCATGTTACAAATCAAAAATGAAATCAGAAAAATGGTTGCTGATGGTATTAAAATCGATATGATTGTTTTGGATTATATTGATTGTGTTGTACCGGATAAAAATCTTGGGGACGAATGGAAAAGTGAAGGTAGTGTTATGAGGGCATTTGAAGCCATGTGTCACGAAATGAATATTGTTGGTTGGACTGCAACTCAAGGAAACAGGTCATCAATTTCATCCGAAGTTGTAACAACAGACCAAATGGGTGGATCAATCAAAAAAGCACAAGTAGGACACGTAATTATATCAGTAGCAAAAACACTACAACAAAAAGAACTCAAGTTGGCGACAATAGCAATTACAAAATCTAGAATTGGTGACGACGGTGTTGTATTTGAAAACTGTAAGTTTGATAATGCAATGATTGATATCGACACAGAATCAACAACGACGTTCTTGGGTCTAGAAGAACAAAAAGAAGAACGACAAAGAGAAAGGGTTAAAGAGTTACTTGAAAAAAGAAAACAAAGGGAACAAACGAAATCCTAAAAGTTGAATATTAAAATAATAATAATTAAATTTGTAAACTATGAATATCTCACAAGAAATATTAAGCAACATCACGGTGTATATGAAATACGCCAAATTTGTCCCTGAATTAAATAGACGGGAAACATGGGAAGAATTGGTGACAAGAAATAAAAAAATGCACCAAAAAAAATACCCACAAATAAAAGACGAAATTGAAGAAGTGTATAAAATGGTATACGACAAAAAAATTCTTCCTTCGATGAGGTCATTACAATTCGGGGGAAAACCAATCGAAATTTCACCAAATAGAGTTTATAACTGCGCTTACTTACCAATCGACCATCAAGATGCGTTTTCAGAAACGATGTTCTTGTTATTAGGTGGAACTGGTGTTGGGTTTTCAGTTCAAAAGCATCACGTAGAAAAACTCCCTGAAATTAAAAAACCAAACCCAAGTAGGACAAGACGATACTTGATCGGTGATAGCATTGAAGGTTGGGCGGATGCAATTAAAGTATTAGTTGAATCGTATTTTGGTGTCAAATCATCAACACCAATATTTGATTTTTCTGATATTCGTCAAAAAGGTGCATTACTTGTAACATCAGGTGGTAAAGCACCAGGACCACAACCACTTAAAGATTGTATTCATAACATCACAAAGGTGTTCGAAAACAAAGTTGATGGTGAAAAACTTTCACCAATTGAAACTCACGACATAGTTTGTCATATTGCAGATGCGGTCCTGGCGGGTGGTATCAGAAGAGCGGCACTAATATCATTATTTTCCGCAGATGACGATGAAATGATTTCTTGTAAATCAGGAAGTTGGTGGGAATCAAACCCACAACGAGGTAGAGCAAACAATTCGGCGGTTCTTCTTCGTCACAAAGTAACTAAAGATTATTTTATGGATCTTTGGAAACGAATTGAATTGTCAGGAGCTGGTGAACCTGGAATTTATTTATCTAACGATAAAGACTGGGGAACCAATCCATCGTTAAGAGCCGGTACAAAAGTATTAACAACAGATGGTATTTTTCCAATCGAAGAACTTGAAGGTAAAAACTTCAAAGTTAAAAATTTGAATGGTGTTATTTCCGATGCTCGTTGTTGGTTATCAG